TGACTTTGTTAAGTTTCAAGCAGAAGCACGCAAGGCTAGGCTTTTAGAGCGTAACGAGAGGATAAAAAAGATCAATCAACGCTGGCAATATGCAAGTATTGTTGTTGCGGGCTGTCTTGGACTCATAGGCTCTTACGCTATCTTCGTGATAGCTCGTGCGGCTTTAGGGAGCTGAAATGATTGAGGCGTTGATTGGCCCCGTAATGGGCTTGCTTGACAAGATAATACCAGATCCAACTGAAAAGGCTAGGCTCGCGCATGAGATAGCTACACTTGCAGAAAGACAGGCGCATGAAATTGCTAAGGCTCAAATTGAGGTCAATAATACTGAGGCTTCTAGTTCCTCGATGTTTGTGGCGGGATGGCGACCAGCAGTGGGCTGGATATGTGCTGTGGGTCTCGGTTTCAATTTTATCGTTGTGCCTCTCGGCAATTTTGCTCTCACTGTTTCTGGCGGGGATGCAGTCATTCCTTCCCTTGATGTATCCCAGATGATGCCCGTTTTGATGGGGATGCTGGGGCTTGGTGCATATAGGACGTTTGAGAAGACCAAGGGTGTGGCTAGAGAAAAATGAACATTGAACGGTTAATGAAGAAGCTGGTTGAGCACGAGGGTGTCAGTCGGTTTGTTTACGATGATCATCTCGGGTATGCCACTATCGGTGTTGGCAGGTGCGTTGAAAAAAATGTAGGTCTTGGCCTGTCTGATTCAGAGATAGAATTCTTGCTAGAGAACGACATTCATAGGTGTGTTACAGAGCTTAGAAAAACATTTGATTGGTTCGATCAGCTTGATAGCATTCGAGCAGAAGCTATGGTGAATCTGTGTTTTAACTTAGGATTGTCTAGGTTGCTTGGGTTCAAGAAGGCGTTGGCCCACATGGCTGAAAAAAATTACAGCAAAGCTGCTGATGAGTTTTACGACAGCAAGTGGCAAAAACAAGTTGGGTATAGAGCTGACGAGGTTTGCGATATGATCCGCCACGGAAATGATATAGAGAGGAATCAATAATGAGTCAAGGAAGATCTGGCACCAGTCCAACAAAAGGCGGGTCAATGCCACAGTCAAGTTATCAAAATCCGTTTGGCAGTCAGAGCTATCGCCAACCATCCAGCCCATCAAAGGGCGGGCAGCCATCATTTGGCGGCCCCGCATATCAGCAGTCGGGTCAGTTTGGTGGGCAGATAATGAACAGGCCTATGCAGTCACCCGGTGGCAAGGGCGGTCAATCAAGACCGCCGATGAGCATCCAGCCATATCCAATGCCATCGCCCGGCGGTAAAGGTGGAAACTATCAAAGACCCCCTACCCCGTTTGGGTATGGGCAACCAACATTTGCGCCCCAACAGTTTGCTGGATACGGCCAGCCTTCAAACATATTTTCGTTTAATAATCCGCATTATCAGCCGTACAATCCAAATCCAATTCAGCAGCCGTACAATCCAAACACTGGGAATACTGGCAACCCGATGACACCTACGCCAGAGGTTACAGCACAGCCTGTGGATCAATCAGCCGCAATGCGTGATCAGATCAGAAGTCTAGGGCAAGAAGGTTTGCAGAGCGGCGCTGTTACTCGTGATATGCTGGTTCAAGCTGGCTATGCAAATCCAGATGAGATATTGGCAAATGCTAATCCGGGGCAAAGCAAGCCCCCAGCTGAAACGATACAGCTTCCGCCAGCACCTCAAGCTCAAATATCAGTTCCGCCAGAGCCTCAGACACGCCCAGATCCATATCCTGCTGGTGGGTATAACCCAGATGAATTTAGAGTGTTTGATCCATACGGCCCCGGCGGAGCTTTTTATGGTCAGCCTCGCCCTACATTCCCAGACCCAACTCAGCAGCAAATGCCACAAGGCACTGTAGAGGGTGCCCCGATGAACATACCAAACCTTGGTGGGAAAGGTGGTGGTGCTAGGATAGGGCAGGCACCTATTCAGGACGAGAGCATGATACTAACCCGAGACCCCGGAATAGATGTGAATCAACAGGCACTAACAAATCAACTAATGGCTGACGAACAGGCTGCTCAATCTAGGTATGCTCGTGAGCATCTTGTCAGTCTAGAGCCACCAACATCAGGTCAGGGCTACAGACAGCAAACCACCGGAGCTATGAACTCTGGACTTGGCGCTCAGTCAATTAATGGCATGGGAGCTGGTGATTTTGGTCAGCAAGCCGCCCAGCAAGCCGCCCAGCAAGCCGCATCTCTTGGATTAAATGATGAGGCCATCAATAGAGCTGCGGAGCAAGCTAGACAACAATTTCAAGAGCAATTTCGCAATCCAGATGTTCCGCAAACAGCTTCCTCTGGAACTATGGGGTCTGGCCTTGGGTCGCTATTTAATCTGCAATCACTAATGTCTCCGGGACAGCCTACAACAGGGAACACAGGATTGGGGCTTGGCTCTACATTTAATTCACAGCAACTTGCCCAAAGAATGCAGGGCATGGTCGGCGGCCCTTCACCAATGCAATCGCCTGATTTAATTGCTCGGGATCGTGCAGCATACGCAACTAGCAATCCTCGTCTAGCTTCTTCAGCTGGGCCAGCTAACCCTTATGCTATTGGAGGATCTCGAAACGGTCAAATTAATCCACGTTTCCAAAACATGCGATAGAGAAATACAATGGCCTTATCCAAGATACGGTTTAACCCCGGGATAGACAAGGAAGGCACAGAGTACACAGCAGATGCTGGTTGGTACGATGGAGATAAAGTTCGTTTCAGAAAAGGTCGCCCAGAAAAAATCGGTGGATGGGTAAAGCTAACGCAAAATTATTTCCTTGGTGTTTGTCGATCTCTATTTGACTGGGCATCTTTAGAGTTTTTGCGATACATAGGTGTTGGCACAAACCTGAAGTTTTATGTTTCAGAAGGTAATGATTACTCTGACATAACCCCGATAAGAACAACCACTGCGGCTGGTGCGGTTACGTTCTCTGCAACAGACGGCTCATCAACTATCACTGTGACCAACACATCACATGGCGCAGTTCTCAATGACTTCGTGACATTTTCTGGCGCGGTCAGCTTAGGCGGCAACATAATTGCTGATGTGCTGAATCAAGAATACCAGATAACTGGTGTACCCACAGCGAACACATACACTATTACAGCCAAAGATACAGATGGCGTTACTGTTACAGCAAACGCCAGTGACACAGGTAATGGCGGCGCTAGTGTAGTTGGTGCGTATCAGATCAATACTGGCTTGAATGCCTATGTTGCTGGAACCGGATGGGGCGCTAGATCATGGAGCGCAAGCACTTGGGGCAGCGCCAGTGCGCTGTCGTCCTCTGGTCAGCTTCGCTTGTATAGCCAAGACAACTTTGGTGAAGATCTAATCTTTAATGTCAGGGCTGGTGGCATCTATTACTGGGATGAATCCAGTGGCGCAAGCACCAGAGCTGTTGCTCTAGAAGATCTAGCTGGAGCATCTAATGCGCCAACAGTTGCGCTGCAAATAATGGTGTCAGATACAGATCGCCATGTAATTGCGTTTGGTTGCAACCCAATAGGATCATCAACCATTGATCCATTGTTTGTTCGGTTCTCTGATCAAGAAAATGCGGCTGACTGGACTCCAACAGCAACCAACACGGCTGGCGGTGTTCGCATAAACTCTGGCTCAATCATTATTGGCGCACTGCAAACCAGACAGGAGATACTCATCTGGACGGATGTAAGTGTGCATTCAATGCGGTTTGTTGGCTCTCCATTTGTGTTTGAGTTTAACCGTATCACGTCAGATGCATCGATGATATCGCCTAACGCTGCGGTGGATGTTGGTGGTGTTGTGTACTTCATGGATCGCGGTAACTTCTACATCTACAATGGATCGGTTCAAGTAATACCTTGCACCGTTAAAGATTACGTCTTCTCGAACTTAAACGAAGGTCAGGCGTTTAAGGTGTTTGCGGCAGAGAACAGGGCGTTTAGTGAAGTCACATGGTTCTATCCTGTTGGTACAGACAACACTGAGATTACCAACTACGTCACTTACAACTACGAAGAGAATAGCTGGACGATAGGAACACTTGGTCGTGGCGCATGGGTTGCTGGCGGAACAAGGCAGAACCCAATAGCGTCAAGCGTATTCGATGGCGAGAACAACTATCTGTATGAGCATGAGGTTGGGCATGATGCGGATGGTGAGGCGATGACCGCCTACATTGAGTCTGGCGACATTGAGATTGCAGATGGCGAACGCCTAATGTTTATGAACAGGATCATACCTGACTTGACGTTTAGGGGTTCAGAGGCTGGTGCGACTATCGATTACATTATCAAGGGTGCTGACTATCCGCTTCAGACCAACACAGCTCTGTCAACATCAGAGGTTACCCCATCGACAACTCAAGTCTATGTGAGAAACCGGGCAAGACAAGTTGTGTTCAGAGCTGAAAGCGATGGCGCTGGATATGGCTGGAGGCTTGGTGATCTTCGTGTCGATATCAAACCAGATGGGAGGCGCTAATGGCAATTAAAAGAAGTGAGCCATTACCAGTTGCCCAGCCTAACTATGATAAGCCCAATGAAGATATGACGCGCCGCATCATACAGAACAACCTGAATGAGCTTCGGGTTGATGTAGAAAGGATGCGAGTTCAAGACGACAAGCCTGCAACCCTAGCAATGCGTAGAGTTCAGTTTTTACTTATGGGTGCTTCATGACAGACGTAATCAAAGTCTTAGGACAGTCAGCGCCTAGCGCCACAACAACGACAACGCTTTACACCACCCCAGACTTGACTCTGACCACAGTCAGTTCTTTGGTTGTATGCAATCGCGCCGGAACAGCCGGAACATTTAGGGTTAGCGTTCATGTTGATGATGAGTCGGCAGACAACAAGCAGTATTTATTTTATGATCAATCGTTAGCGGCAAATACTACGCAGACGGTAGTGATCGGCATATGTTTAAATCAGAACGATGTAGTAAAAGTCTACGCAAGTTCTGGAGATTTTTCGTTTAACCTCTTCGGAGTGGAGACAAGCTAATGATGTACCAACAACAAAGAGCGCCAATGGAAGGCGTGGCAAAGCAAATGGCCAAGCATGGACGTTACGGCGACAGCATGCTGGTACACATGAACCCAATAGAGGTGCAAGGGATTGCATCGCTTTCACCCACTGGGCAGCTAACCAGAAACCCTGTGACAGGTCAGCCAGAAGCGTTCTTGCCATTCTTAGCTCCATTGCTTGGTAGTTTAGCTGGGTCTTCATTATTAGCAGGTACTGCTTTGCCAGCGGCACTGGGTGGCGGTGCTCTCAGCTCTGCTGCTGCTGGCGCTATCGGCTCTGGCCTTGCAACCACATTGGCAACAGGAGACTTAAAGCAGGGCATACTTAGTGGTCTTACTGGCTACGGTCTTGGTAGTGCATTGGGTGGTGCGGCTGACGCAACAAATCCTGCCATTGCTGGCGCAGAGGAAGCACTTACTGGGGTTGGCAAAGAAATAGGAGCAACAACAGCTGACCTAGCCAGATCTCAAGCTGGACTTGATGCTGCTATAAATCAAGTTCCAACTACTAGCACAGCTCCATTAACTGGGCTTGATGCCGCTATCAATAAAGTTCCATCAGCTACCGAAGCGTTTAGTTCTGCTGGTCAAGTAGATCCATTCAGCGGGGCTGTAATGAGTCCAAACTTAACACCAGCGCAAGCAGCTGTGGAAAACGCAGGTCAGGTGCTCGGTCGGCAGCAGTCTACACTTTCTGGATTGCAGGCTCAACAAGCTGGTCTCCAAAACCAGATAGACACAGCTCGTCAAGCAATGACTCCGATGGATAGACTGTCGGCTCCGCTCCAGCAGCCCGGCGCATTCGGCTCTGCAATGATGAAGCCATCCACTCTTGCACCTATCGCTATTGGTGAAGGCAAAAGAGAAGAGCTTCGCATCCAAGATGAGATGGATGCAATGGGCCGACAAGAGAACAAGCGTAAGCAGGAAGAGCTTGATCGCGCATTGGGCTACATGGGTAGCTCGTACCGTCAGCTAGAGTCTGACTATCCCGGTTATAAAATTCCCGGATATGCGGGCGGAGGCATAACCAGTGTCAATCCTAAAAATTATATGGACAATGTTCAAGGTCTCCAGCGGCTTGCTCGTGGTGGTACTACCGATTATAGCCCTGTCATTAACCCTGCTGGTGCTGCACAGCGTCAAGCAAACATTCGCGGCTCTCAGGTTATATCTCCAGAAGAGCTTCAAGGTTCTCGCCCCGGCTTTGGCCCAGAGATTCAATACTTCAAGAGACCAGAGCCAACAACAGATGGATATCCTCAAGCAGACCGCCCGG